TTTGGGACAAAAAATACGGTCTTGGTGACGGACTCGGTTCGGCAGGGCTTAATTCTCCGCTCAGCGACGCTGCAAAAGGAGCAAAAGATACAGCAGGAAACACAGCTAAAATGGCAAAGACAATGGATAAAAGTCAAGAGGACTTAAAATACTTAAGAGATATAGCTGAACAAGAAGTAATAAACAAGTATACAGGAGTCAACATTAAAATTGACATGAACAATACAAACAACATAAGTAAAGATACTGACTTAGATGGAATAGTTAATGTATTAACTGAAAAATTAAACGACGCCATGGTTGTATCAGCAGAAGGCGTAGTTTAGAAAGGAGGTGTAATCGTGGCTTATGATTTTTATTTAGATGGAGTACAATTACCAATTACACCTGGCAAATTAGAAATAAAAACAACAAATAAAAATAAAACTGTAGACCTTATAAATGATGGAGAAGTAAACATATTAAAGACTCCTGGTCTATCTGAAATAAGTTTTGAAGCAGAGTTTACACATAATAAATTACCTTTTTGTAGAGGTCAATTTAGAGATGTTCAATTCTTTTTAAGTAAGCTAGAATTACTAAAAACTGATTGTAAGCCATTTCAATTTATTGTCTCGAGGGAAATGGGTGGAAAAGTACTATTTAACACTAATATAAAAGTATCTCTTGAAGAGTATGCTATTTCAGAAGATGCAGATAATGGCTCAGATACAAAAGTTGCAATAAAATTAAAACAATATAGAGATTACTCAACTAAAAAGTTAGTTCCTGCAACTCCTGAAAAGACAAACTATGGTAGGACTCCCCCTCCAGTCATGAAACCAAAAGAATTTAGACCAGATTCATCCAATAAGCCAAATGGTAAAACATATACAGTAAAAGCAGGGGATTCTCTTTGGGCAATTTGTCAAAAGCAATTAGGAAATGGTTCGTTATACAAGAAAGTATATGAGTTAAATAAAACGATGATGGATAAAGCTAACAAGGGAAAAAAATTAAGTAAATACACCATCTATAAAGGGCAGGTGTTGAGGCTTGTCTGATGATTTAGTTCTGGCGAATGATAGAGATATAAGGCTAGTTATTGCACATTGGGAAGATTTCTACGAACCTGTAGTTTTGGATGGTATCACATGGGAAATAGAGAGACGAGGAACACCATCTAAACTTGAATTTACAATAGTCATGGATGATATATTAGAGTTTTGTGAAGGTAACTCTGTAAGACTATATTACAAAGGTGTAGGTATATTCTATGGATATATATTTCAGAAAAAGAGAGATAAAGAAAATCATATCAAGATAGTTGCTTATGACCAGCTAAGATATTTTAAGAATAAAGATACTTATGTATATAGTAATAAAACAGCAAGTGAACTTGTAAAGATGTTGGCTAAGGATTTTAATTTAAAATACAATGTCATAGAAGATACTAAGTATAAACTATCTAGAGTCGAAGAAAATAAAACACTCTTTGACATGATACTAACAGCACTAGATGATACTCTAAGAGAGAAAAAAGAAATGTATACCTTGTATGATGATTTTGGAAGAATAACATTAAAGAATGTTGCATCAATGAAACTGGATACTGTCATGAACAATGATGTCATAGAGGACTTTGACTATAATTCAAGTATAGATAGTGATACTTATACAAAAATCAAACTTGTAAGAGACAACGAGGAGTCAGGAAAAAGAGATGTGTATATTGCTCAAGACTCAACGCATATGAGGAGTTGGGGAATACTTCAAATGTTTGATACAGTAGACAAAAATATGAGTGAAGCAGAAATAAAACAAAAGTGTGATATACTTCTAAAACTATATAATAAGAAAACTAAGTCATTAAGTTTAAAAAATGTACTTGGAGATATTAGAGTGAGAGCAGGTTGTTTAGTACCTGTTTTTTTAAATCTAGGAGATATTGAATTGCAAAATTATATGTTAGTTGAGAAAGTAAAACATACATTTGAAAATAATTCACATTTCATGGATTTGACTCTTGTTGATGGAGATGAATTTGCTTCATATTCTTCAAGCTCATATAGTAGTGGAAATACTAATAATAAAGATGAAAAGAAAAATGGTCCTGCACAAAGTACTACAAGTAAAGAAGACAATGATATGATAAATAAATTAAATAAAGTATTTAAAAATAAGTTATCAAATGCAGGAAGTATATTTGTTAAATATTCTAATGCTTACAAAGTCAATGCAGCTTTAATGGCTGCTATTTCTATACATGAAACTGGTAATGGAAGTTCTTCACTTTGTAAAAATAAAAATAATTTCTTTGGAATGAAAGGAATGTCTTTTGGCTCTGTGGATGAAGGAATAAAAAGAGGTATAAGTAATTTATCAAGAAACTATATCCATATGGGAAGAAAAACATTAGAAAGTATTAGAGACAAATATGCTCCACTTTATGATAGTCCTCTTAATAAACATTGGGTACCAGGAGTAAATAAGTTTTATAAACAAATAACGGGAAATGCATATAGTTCTAATAGTGCAGGTACAGGTGTTAGAAGCAACGAGGAAGCAGAAAAGAATTTAAAAGATATAACTTATCAAGTTCAAAATAGCAACAATGCTAATACATCAACAAACAATAATAGTAAAGTAAATAAAGTTATTCAAGAAGCAAAAAATCAACTTGGCAAGCCTTACAAATGGGGTGGTAATGGTCCAAAGAGTTTTGACTGTAGTGGTCTTATGGTGTGGGCATTCAAAAGAGGTGCAGGTATAAATCTCAAAAGAGTTTCAGCAGACCAATCAAATGATAGTAGAGGAAAACTATTATGCAACATAAATGATGTAAAAGCTGGCGATTTAGTATTCTTTGCATACAACCAAGGAAAAGGAAATGTACATCACGTTGGACTATGTATAGGAAATGACAAGTTCATACATTCACCAAATACTGGTGATGTAGTTAAAATAAGCAGTTTAAGTGGTAGACAAAAACAAAAACATGATTTTGCAAGAGCTAGAAGATTCTTTTAAGTGAGGTGATAATATGAGCCAAGATTTATTGCAAATAATAAAAAAAGCTGCAATGGATGCAGTAGAAACAAGCAACCCAATGAGGGTTGTATTTGGAACAATAGAAAGTATTAGTCCTCTAAGAGTTAAGATAGAACAAAAACTATCTATTGGTGAAATTTTTCTAATACAAACAGATACATTTAAAAGATATGCAGATAAAAAAATAGGAGATAAAGTAGTCTTAATTCGTATGCAAGGAGGACAACAATACTTGATTTTAGATAGGATGTGATGAAGTGTTACCAAGCGATAATTTAGATTATGACATTGAAGATGTATCAATAATTAATTTTGATGTAAGGCAAGAACCAAGTAAGACCTTTAAATTAAATATAGAAAAATCTAAGATAGATGGTATTTGTGATGATGTGGAAGCATTAAAACAAACCATCTTTTTAATTTTAAACACAGAGAGATACCAACATCTAATATATAGTTGGAATTATGGAGTCGAGTTGAACGACCTTATTGGAGAGCCTATATCCTTTGTAATCCCCGAACTTGAAAGACGAATCAAAGAAGCACTAATTCAAGATGATAGGGTTGAAAATGTAGATAATTTTGAGTTTCAAAATGTAAAGGGTAAAGTACATTGTAAGTTCACAGTTTACAGTAAATATGGAAATATAAAAGCAGAGAAGGTGGTGAGTGTATAATTGTTTGAGTTAATGACATTTGAAAATATAATTAAAAGAATGCTAGATAGTGTACCTAGCACGCTTGACAAGAGAGAAGGTTCTATAATATATAATGCTCTTGCTCCTGTTGCTATAGAGTTATCTGAAACTTATATTGCTATGGATGAATTACTAGACCAAACATTCGTAGATACTGCCAGTTATTACTACTTGGAGAAACGATGTAAGGAAAGAGGAATTACACCACTCGAAGCAACTAATACAATTGCAAAAGGAGTTTTTAACATAGATATTCCACTTGATTCTAGGTTTAATCTAGGAGAGTACAATTATGTGGCAACTGAAAGGATTAGCGAAGGAATATACAAGATGAAATGCGAAACTGCTGGACCTATTTTTGAGTTAGGACAATTAATACCCATTGAATATATAGACAAATTAGAAACAGCAGAACTGACAGAAATTTTGATAAATGGAGAAGATGAAGAATCAGAGGACAGTTTGAGACAAAGATATTATGATAGTTTAAATTCTCAGTCTTTTGGGGGTAATATACAAAATTACAAGGATGAAGTTAACAAAATACAAGATGTTGGAGGAGTTAAGGTTTATCCAACTTGGGATGGAGGTGGGACTGTTAAGTTAGTAATAATTAACTCTAATTTTAAAGTACCAAGCACTGATTTAATTAACTTAGTACAAGAAGAAATTGACCCAATCGGACACCAAGGAGAAGGTCTTGGATTAGCACCGATTGGACACCAAGTAACTGTAGAGGGTGTGACAAGTACAACTATAAACATATCAGCTGAGATAACATACAAGAGTGGTTACACTTGGGAGAATATAAAATCAATTGCAGAAGAAACAATTGACGATTATTTAAATGAGTTAAATATGAGTTGGGAAGATGAAGAAAACTTAATAGTCCGTATATCTCAGATAGAAACTCGTTTGTTAAGTATAGATGGAGTACTAGACATTACAAATACTATGATAAATAGTATTGCATCTAATTTTAGTGTTGATAAAGATTCTATAGTAGTAAGAGGTGAAGTGATTGGATAAAGAGATTAATCTAATAAATTACTTACCACAAATTCTACAAGATAAAGAAGAATATATAAAAGTATTTAATATAGAAAATAAAGAAATAAAAACATTACATGATAAATTAAAGGACCTATCAAATGACCAGTTTTTAGAGGACCTAACTATAAGTGGTATAAAAAGATGGGAAAAGATAATGTCTATAACTCCTAAAAGTAATGAGAGTTTAGAAGATAGAAGGTTTAGGATTTTTAGTAAATATATAAGTAAACTACCTTACTCAGAGAGATTTTTAAGGAACTGGCTAGATAATGTAGTTGGAGAAGGCAATTATGAATTAACTATTAATAATGCTACTTATAACATACACCTTGAGAGTGATGCTAGAAATCAAGATTGGTTTGAGGAAGTTCATTCTTTTGTAAGTGATATTAAGCCATGCAACATGAGTCTTGATTACACTAGAGTGCTTATAAGCAAAGACAATTATATGAATTTTGGTATAACAACCTTAATGGGTCAAGAAATAACTATATACCCTTGGAGTCCACCAGATATAGAAACTTATGGAGAAATTGATGTATTAACTGGCAATGGAGTTGGATACCAAGAGGTAACAATATTTTAGGAGGTGATATATTGGCTATAGATAAAAGTTATTACACTATAATTACAGATGTAGGAAAAGCAAAGATAGCAAATGCAAGTGTCACAGGTAATAAAGTGGGATTTGTAAAAATTCAACTTGGTGATGGAGGAGGGAGTGAATATACTCCAACTGAGAGTCAGACAGCTCTCAAAAATGTGGTATGGGAAGGCAATATCGGAAATACAACTACAGATGAAACTGCACCAAATTGTATAATATTAGAGAGTTTAATACCATCAAGTGTAGGCGGGTTTATGATAAGAGAAATAGGATATTTAGATGATGAAAATAATTTAATTGCCATTTCTAAATACAAAGAGTGTTATAAACCTTCTATAGAACAAGGTGCAGTGGTAGACATGAAGGTTAAAACTGTGCTTATTGTATCTAATGTAAATAATATAGAACTAAAAATTGACCCAACAATAATCTTTGCAACACTTAAAGATGTACAAGAATTGGAAACTAAAATAGGTACTGTTAATACTAAAATTGATACTACCAAAACAGAGTTAAACACTAGAATTGACACAGAAAATGAGAAACAAAATATTAAAATTGACCAATTAATTGCAGGTGGTTCAAATGTTGCATACACTCAAAGGGTCGCAATTGATGATTGGGTGGAGGATGCAGAAAATGGATTCAAAGCAACTGTAACACATAGTTTGTTAACACAGAGAATAGTTGTAAATATTATAGATGTTACTACAAAAGAAAATGTAGTTACAAACTTTAAAATTATAGATGATAATTCTATAGAAATTAGAAGTGAAGTAAAAGCTGAGTTAAATGTCTATGTGATAAATGGAAATGCAGAAACTCATTTTATTAATGCAACTGTGGATGACAACAGAGTGTCTGAAATGACTACTTATTCGTCTAAGAAAATCGAAGATAGATTTCTTAATTTAGAAGAAAAAGTAAATGGTGGTTTATCTAGTATTACAACAAGTGTAAATGAGTTGATAACTTATTGTTAGAGAGGAGAGTGAGAAAATGCAGACTGAATGGAATTTTGGTTATAATGGTTCTCCACAAAGTGTTATATTGAAACCTGGCAAATATAAATTTGAATGCTGGGGTTCTTCTGGAGGTATCAACAATTCTTCTTGGTATACTGATGCTAAAGGCGGATATTCTAAAGGTGAAATTACATTAAAAAAACAAACTACATTATATGTTTACGTCGGCGAAAGTGGTTTTGCTTCTTCATCTACGAGTAATAACACTAAAAGTGGTTTTAATGGTGGCGGTAAAGGTTACTTAAATCAACAG